GGTAAACAGTTTGTAAAGCAACCAAAAAAGATTGCAAAGAAAACGGCTAGTTACAGATGAGGTAAAAGATGAAATCACCTACTTGGCAAACAAAAGCTGGTCAAAATCCCAAAGGGGGGTTGAATGCCAAGGGCAGAGCATCTTATAATGCAGAAACTGGTGGTAATTTGAAAGCACCAGTAAAGTCGGGGGACAATCCTCGCAGAGCAAGTTTCTTGGCTCGTATGGCTGGCAACGATGGTGCTGAATACGACAAGAAAGGTGAACCAACAAGACTGCTTCTTTCGCTCAAGGCATGGGGTGCATCCTCAAAGACTGACGCAAAGGCAAAAGCTAAAGCTATATCCGCAAGGAACAAGGCAAAAGCGAAATGAGAGCATTATCAGTTGGTGTTAGTCCTACAGCGGCAGTAGACACAACAGTCTATACCTGTCCTACTGGCTATTACTCTAAATTTACTGTAATGTACATACACAATACAGGTGGCTCTACAAAGCATATAACTGTTCAATGGTTTGACGCAAGTGCCAACTCTACGCTTGATATATTGACGCAATATAACTTCACATCAAAGAACTATTTACAGTTTGATGGTAGTGCTTATATTGTTTTAGAAGAAGGCGACAAAATCAAAATAACTACTGAATCTGGAAGTTCATTCAGTTTTATAGCCACATTTGAAGAAGAAGGGTTGAGTAGAGCATGACCTACCTTGAACTAATCAATGATGTACTTATCAGATTGCGTGAGACAACAATTTCATCAATCAATGAAACCACTTATTCAACTCTGATTGGCAAATTTGTCAATGACGCAAAGCGTCAAGTTGAAGATGCCTTTTCATGGAATGTCTTGGGTCAAACCGTTACTGTTTCTACAGTAGCCTCGACTTCATCCTATTCTTTGACAGGCGCAGGACAGAAGTTTCAAGTCATGGATGTCATCAATACCACAAGCAATGTTGGCTTGATAAACATCAGTTTTGTGGACATGAACCGCAAGCTAAACTTTACGCCACTTGTGAACTCTCTCCCCACAGAATTTGCTTTTGATGGCGTTGATGGTAATTACGACACCAAGGTAAATCTTTACCCAATACCTGATGGCGTATACACAATCAAGTTTTCTTTGACAGTGCCACAAGCTACTTTGGCATCAGGTTCGACAGTTGTGCTTGTCCCTGATGTTTTGGTGGCTCAGAATGCTTATGCTCGTGCATTGGTAGAACGTGGCGAAGATGGCGGTCTGTCTTCATCTGAAGCGTATCTGTTATACAAATCTATGCTCTCTGACCACATTGCTTTAGAAGGCACTCGTTACCCTGAGAATCAGGAGTTTGTAGCAATATGAGCAAGCAACTAGAAATTGCAAGCATTTCAGCCCCCGGCTTTTATGGGTTGAATACTCAAGACTCGCCTCTTGATTTGAATGCTGGCTTTGCTTTGGTTGCGACTAATTGCGTGATTGACCAGTATGGTCGTATTGGTTCACGAAAAGGTTTTTCTAGGCTTAACTCATCTACTGGTAACTTGGGTGCAAACGATGTTACTGTGATGAATGAGTTGGTTCAGGCAGATGGCACTTTGACTGTATTGTTTGCTGGCAACAACAAGCTGTTTAAACTTGATGGGTCTAATGCTATCGTGGAGTTGACCTATGGGGGTGGTGGTACTGCACCAACCATCACCGCAAGCAACTGGCAAACAGCGTCTTTAAACAACATCACATACTTCTTTCAGTCAGGTTTTAACCCGCTGATCTATGACCCTGCTGTAAGCACCACAACATATCGTAGAGTGTCAGAGAAGACAGGTTATGTAGGAACTGTGCCTGATGCCAACATTGTGATCTCTGCGTTTGGTAGATTGTGGGCGGCAAACACTACAACCAATAACGCAACAGTCTTTTTCTCTGACTTGATTGCTGGTCATGTTTGGTCAACAGGTACATCAGGTTCTTTAAATGTAGATCGTGTTTGGGTCAATGGTGCTGATGAGATCACAGGTCTTGCGGCACACAATGGTTTCTTGTTTATCTTTGGTAAGCGTCAGATTCTGATTTATCAAAATGCCACAACACCAGCATCAATGTCATTGCATGACACTGTTGAGGGTATTGGTTGTATTGCTAGAGACAGTATTCAGACAACTAGCACTGATGTGCTTTTCTTGTCTAACTCTGGTGTCCGATCATTGATGAGAACGATTCAAGAAAAGTCATCTCCTGAGAGAGACTTGTCTAAGAACATTCGTAATGACTTAATGGAGACTGTGGCTGGTGAAACATTGGCAAACATCAAGTCTGTCTATTCAGAGCGTGAAGCGTTTTACTTGTTGACTACACCCAGTACAAAGTCAGTGTTTTGTTTCGACACAAAAGCGTATTTGCAGGATGGTGCGGCAAGGGCTACAACTTGGGACTCTATAGAACCAACATCATTGTTGTCTCGCAGAAACGGTGATTTGTTGGTTGGTAAGAATGGTTATGTGGGCAAGTACGGTACTTTCCAAGACCATGATGCTGAGTACAGGATATTGTACTACACAAACCATGCTGACCTTGGCAATCAGAATGTGACTTCTATTTTGAAGAAGTTATCTACTGTTGTGATTGGTGGAAGCAATCAGGTAGTTACATTCAAATGGGGCTTTGACTTCAAGACAAACTACTTGTCTGACAGTGCAACTATTCCAACACAAGGCGAAAGTCTGTATGGTGTTGCAGAGTATGGTGCAAACGCTACTGTCATTGCAGAGTATGTTGATGGTATTGCTTTGCAAACATTAACAGTTTCAGCATCAGGGTCTGGCAAGGTTGTGCAGTCGGGTTATGAGTCAAACATTGATGGGACACCATTGTCATTTCAGAAGATTGAGATTCAATCCAAACAAGGTAGATTAAGTTAAGGACAGATATGACAAATTACACAAAGGCCACTAATTTTGCAACCAAAGATGCTTTATCTTCTGGTAACCCTTTGAAGATTGTCAAAGGTACTGAGATTGATACTGAGTTCAACAACATTGCTACTGCCATTGCAACCAAGGCAGATTTGGCAAGTCCTACCTTTACTGGTACACCTACATTGCCGACAGGAACTATTGCAACTACTCAGTCTACTGGTAACAATACAACTGCTTTGGCAACCACTGCTTTTGTTCAAGCGGCATTAGCGGCAATGTATCCAGTTGGTTCTATCTACACAAATGCAAGCGTCAGCACTAACCCTGCAACATTGCTTGGTTTTGGTACATGGACTGCATTTGGTGCTGGTCGTGTCATGGTTGGTTTTGATTCAGGCAATGCGCTCTTTGACACTGCTGAAGAAACTGGTGGTAGTGCAAATGCAATCACTGTTAGCCACACTCACACTGCAACTTCCACTGTTACAGACCCCGGGCACAGTCACACAATTCGTACTGCTGATGATTCAAATAATCAAACTGGTATTTATATGGCTAATTTAAATATTTATACATCAGATAATTCAACTCAAACTAATACCACAGGCATAACAGTTGCAACAACAAACGCTTCAGCAGGTTCAAGTGGAACTGATGCTAACTATCAGCCGTACATTACTGTTTATATGTGGAAAAGAACGGTATGAAAAACCCTGAGATGTTGCATCACTTTTCTGATGGGTTGTATGCCAAGCAGTCAAACTTTCCTGCTGGCATGGCTATCTTGAAGCATACGCATGACTTCAGCCATTTGTCTATATTGTCACAAGGCAAGGTTGCTGTGTTGCGTGGTACTGAGATTGACATTGTTGAAGCACCAGCGTGTATTGAGATTAAAGCAGGGTTGACTCATGGAGTCAAAGCGATAACAGATTGTGTTTGGTTTTGTATTCATGCCACAGACGAGAAAGACCCGTCTAAAGTGGATGAAATTTTGATTAAAGGAGATTGATATGCCTATAGCCGCCGCCGCAATAATGGGAGGTGCATCACTGCTTGGTGGTTCGATGCAAAGTAAATCAGCTAATCGTGCGGCTCAAGAGTCAGCAAAAGCACAATTAGAGGCGGCACGAATTGCCGCTGAAGCCGCTAAGTTTCGCCCTGTAGGTGTAACTACTCGCTATGGCAGTTCCAACTTCCAGTTTGACCCTAGCGGTTATCTAACTGGTGCTGGTTACACAGTCTCTCCTGAACTCAAAGCCTATCAAGACCGATTGATGGGATTGACTGAAAGAGGATTAACTGAAGCTGAAATGGCACAGCAACAGTATGCACCACTTCAACAAGGTGCTCAAGGACTGTTTGGATTGGGTCAGCAGTATCTACAGCAGTCTCCTGAACAAGTTGCGGCTCAATATATGCAACAGCAACAGGATTTGCTTGCGCCTAGTCGTGAGCGTCAATATGCTCAGTTGCAAAACCAGTTGTTCCAACAAGGTCGTGGTGGTTTGTCTGTAGGTGCTACAGGATTGCGTCCAAGTGGTGCTGGTGGTTTGGGTGCTACTACTCCTGAGATGGAAGCGTACTACAACGCATTGGCTCAACAAGACTTGGCACTTGCTTCTCAGGCTCAACAAGCTGGTCAGCAGAATGTGGCTTTTGGTGCAGGGTTGTTAGGTTCTGGTGCTGGCTTAATGGGTCAATATCAAGCTGGTCAAGTCGGTGCTTTGAGTCCATTTACAAGCTATTTGGGTGCTGGTTCTACCATTGAGTCTCTTGGTCAACAGCCTTTAGAGATGGGAAGACTTTTAGGTGGTCAATCTGCTAGTGCTGGTGGCAATGTTGGTCAAGCATTGTTAACTGGTGGATTGGGTGCGGCTAGGACTCTCCAAAGTACGGCTGGTAGTGGACTTGGTTCTGCGTTGATTGGGTTAGGTAATAACCCTTATGTTGGTTATGGTTTAAATCAATATTTTAATCCTCCGCAAACACCTGTTTTCTCTGATGCCTACCAAGCATCAATACAACCAAACAATTTTTCCTCTGGATATTTCAATCCACAAATGTCTGTTGGTGCAAGAGCTTTTGAAAATTAAGGAATA